TCTTTCTTTTTGCTGAGATAAATGATCGTACTTGCTGCGTATTTGAGTCCAGAACCTCCCCCCATTTCTTTCGTTGGTACATAAGCTCCGATGACATCGTATGTATGGTTTGTGACAAGAAGTGGAACATTTGCTTGACCTAATTTGAGTGTGAGCATACGGAATGCGCCCTTAATCAGCTGAGATTTTGTCATATCACGAACTTCTTTGTCATTAAGGGCATCATTAATTTCCTTACTGGTTGAAAGCATCCCCAAAGAGTCTAGCACAAACATACAAGGATTACGCTCACCTTCAGGTTTTTTCATATAAAGGTCAACTGCCTTAAGCGCCTTAGTACGAAACTCTTCCACAGTAACAACATTGATAACCACAAAACGTGAGGTATCAATTCCGCGACTTTCTAGGAGAGATTTGGTGATAGCAGCCTCAGTATCAAAGTAGAGACAATAACCATCGGGGTGATTATTAAGAAAATTCTTAACAACAGCGAGAGAGAAGAAAGTTTTTCCAGTAGAAGACTCTCCAGCAATAGCAGTAATTTTATTGCCAGATACGCCCCCAAATAAACTACCTGAAACCAGTGCGTTAAAAATATAACTGCCGGTATCAACGTAAGTTTCAGTTTCATCAATTTCAGAAGCAAGTTGCGTATATTCTCCGCCAATTTCTTTTACAATATCAGACAAAAAATCCATTTAAATAATACTCCTTATACAAAAAAAGATTCTAGACTATTAGTTTTTTCCATTCTCCACCCAATTGATTCGAGGATAATTTTAAGTGGTTCTAGAAATGCTTTCTCAAATTGTAGGTCATAATCAATATATCTGTCAAGATTCAATTCCTTGGGAAATTCTTGGATGAATGAGATAACATTTTCATGAATTGTGTTTGGTTTTTTTAAGTAGATAAACTTAATTTTTTCCCCATTTTGTATGAATGAGTATTTGGTGTCTAGATTGTTCTGTTTAATATAATGATTGAATAAAAGTGCTCCGCGAATATGAATTGGGGTTCCTTTAACATAAATTGCCGATGAAGATTGATACTTTTGAACATCAGATGCCGAACGAGGAAATGAAATCTGTTCAGGTGGAAGTTTCTTAAACTCTTTGCGAGCATTCTCAATAAACTCAATCACTTCATCTTCAGTTCCACTCATCATCAACTTGAGAGCATCTTTGATCATTTTGCGGCAAGGAGCTGGAGTAGAAGATTTAACTGCTTCAATACCCATCATTTTCAGTTTAGGTTCTTCATAACGAACACCTTCACTATCCCATACATTCAAAATATATCGTTTCTTGGCAGTCCAAATTCCACGGTCAGCAATATTTTCCCGCTTCATTTGCATTTTCTGGTCGTATGCATTCACATAGTCGGCCAGTTCTTGGTAAGAACTCTCAATATATTTTTCAAGTTCCACCGAAGCGACCTTATCAAGGAAAGACACAATGCTTTGAGTAGTTTTTTCTCTTCCCTTGAATACAGTTTCGACCACAGGACCCATATTAAGATAAATGGAATCAGTATCAGAAGCAATGACATAATCAACATCCTCTGTTTTAAGAAGTTTATTTAGATAAACATTCATCTTATTTTCGATCCAACGAATGGATACTTGACCACTCAGAGTGATTGCCTCAGCATTTTCTAGTTTGTAATAACGAAAATACTGATTGCCGATAGCACCATAAGCAGAGTTAAGAGAAATCTTTTTTGCCATTTGGATGTTGTTGCACCTTGCAATTTCCTTCTCTAACTCCTTTGTCTTGTTCTTTTCATACTGCTTCTTTGCTTCAATCATCTTCTTCTTGAAGATTACACGGTCCTGATACATCTTCTCCATCAGTTCTGGAAGCATACCTTTTACTCTGCGATAAAGTGCTCCATTAGCAGTCATAGTAAGATTTACCTTTTGTAAAGGTTCTAAATCTAACTCTTGTTTTAGGAGTTTATCTACATTTGCTTTATTAGAAAGTTCTCTTACTTTCTTAAGTGCCTCCAACTCTTCTTTAATTTCTTTAGAAGACATTTTACGAACATCTTTCCACATATTATTACTCATAGCGAATTTTCTTTCTGTTATTAAATCTTCCACAGTAAGAACATTTACCAATATCTCCTACCATATCTCTATCACAATAAGCACACCATATCATTCCATATTTTGCTTGTTTTGATTTTTCTCTATTTCTTGGTTGGTATTCTTCTTCGTAAGTCATTTTAAATAATTTTACTATGTTTTTTACGATTTTCACTCATCGTGATAATTTGTAAATTATCTTCGTGATGTTTTCCTCCTTTTGAAATTGGAATAATATGGTCTACTTCGTGAGGAATACCAGTTTCTTCAGTTAATCTTTTTGCTTCACAATATATTTCATTTATTTTTTGTTGGTTTGAAGTTTCATCAAAAGCATCTCTCATTCTACATCTTCTGCGAGCAGAAATAGAATTCAAAACTGCTCTTTTATGCTCTTCACCCAAATATCTAAATTTAGAAGAACAAGAATGAGAACAAAACCGAAGTTTCCATTTTTCACTTGTTGCTCTAAATCTACTTACAGTGAATGGAGAACCACAATTTTCACAAAAAAGAGTTTCTTTTCTTTCTTTATTTTTGTTCTCCAAATGTTTAGGTTTTTGCAACCCATATTTTTGTATTTTTTGCTTAATAAGTGGGTCAGAACAACCAAAAAATTCAGCACACTCTTTTCTACTTTTGTTATCAATAATATAAAGTTGTTTTAACTGTTCTTTTGTTATATTGAATTTTGGTTGCATTTAGTTTTATCCACACTTTATTATTTATAATGTGTGGATATTCTACAACATTTTTTCTAATTCCGCAATACGATTATTAATATCATCCATACTCACAAGAGTTTCGGGCGAAATTGAATATTGCATAATAAGGTGAGGATAAAGCGAATTTAGATCGAAATTCACAACCCAATCATACTTTCCCGGTTTTGGTTCTTTTACATATGCACCAGCATACTTTTCATTCTTCTGAGTCCTATTCCTTGGAGGAATAACAATACTCCTCTTCTTGAGATAATTATAGATGATATTATCCCACATACGAACTTGATAGAACACATCAGCATAGTTGACTTTAGCGTCGTATGCCATCGTCAAAGCAAGTTCAATCAGTTTCATCTTGTCTTCCAAACGGTCAACAAGTTCTACGTCAACGATGTTGTACTCAATAAACTTTTGCCACCCCTTGGTATAAAACTCCTTAAAAGTATCAAATTCAGAGTGGTCCAGTTTTTTCTGTCCCAACTCAACTTCGGCAATATAATCAAGACGATATGATTCCTGTGCTTTATATGTAAACTTTTTATAAAGATCGAGATAATCAAGTTGGGTTAAACCACCAACATCAAAAACAGTATTCTTACGTCCATTAATCACTATTTCACCTTCAGTTACGAGTCCCCAGTTGGAGAAACGCTTCATCAGTTTTTCACCAAGAACACGATTCAGTCTCTTACAGATATAAGGAATATCGTACAACTGAATGTTCCAACCAGTCACCACATCAGGAACATCAACCATCCAATAATTAATAAAATGACTGAGAAGTTCATATTCACTTGGGCAGTGATGATATGTTACGTTACTCTGTTTATTATCAAATGGTTTAACACCCCAAGTAATAATTTCTTTAGTCGTATAATCCTGAATTGTAATAGCAAGAATTTCTTCAGAGCAAGATTCTACATCAGGGAATCCTTGCTCCGAAGCAACCTCAATATCCAAAGTCACAAGTTTAATTTTGCTGATGTCAAACTTAATTTCATCTTCTGGATATTTTTCCGAAATATATTGGTAGATATATCTATCGTTACCAAAAATTTCAAATCCAGCAATCTCATCATATTTTTTATAAAACTCTCGGCAATCTTTAACTGTTCCCGGACTAATTGGTTCTACTGATTCTCCATTTAATGTCTTATACCTAGATTCTTTTTTAGTCTTTACATAAAGAGTTGGAAAAAACTCATCCCTCATTTCAAATCTTTTTCCATTTTCAACTCCACGCACCAAAAATTGATTACCAATCAATTGAACATTAGTATAAAACCTTTGCATCATTCTTTAATCAAGTCCTCGTATTTTTCGAGTAAAGTTGGAGTTGGATCTGCAAGAGTTAAAATCTTATCCGAACTCATCATAAATGTATTTTGTTTTGTATATCCGCATAGAAATGGATGAAGAGTTTTATCCTCATTGATGACAAATGGGTCTATTAGTTTGCAATCAGGTTCTCCAATATCAGAACCAACTTCTTCAATCTGACTAATAAGGACATTACTATTCATTAAAAATAATATTTTAATTATTTTTTCTGTAGATAAGTTTTGGGGCATTTTATCTCCATACCTGACGATATTTTAGCAATAAAAAAAGGAGGAGTCAAGTTTCTCCTCCAATTTCTCATTCTATTCGATACTTAACTTATAAGTAATCTTTACGTTTATGGTGTTCGGGAACAACTCTTCCTAAAGTAATTTTCAAAAGCCCATCCTCAAAATCAACTGATCTAACTTCCGTATCATCAGAGAGTGTCCAGGAACGTGTAAAACTCCGTTGAGCCAAACCCTTGTGCAGGTAGTTCGATTCCGCCTCTTTATCTTCCTTTTGACCTTCAACAAAAAGTTTTCCTTCTTGTGTATAGACATAGACTTCTTTCTTTTTAAATCCCGCAAGTGCAAGTTCAAGACGTGATTCTATATCACTAACTTGAATGAGATTGTATGGGGGGTAATTGGAAGTTGTTTCGTGCAAATTAAATAGACGATCAAAATATTCATCCATTCCAATACTATATTTATTAATTTTTTCCATCAGCGCAGGAAGATCTGCAGCAGTATAGCGTGCAAGGTTAGTCATTGTAGTAACTCCTTTTTTAAAGCGAGGTTTAATTGTATGATCCCAATATGGCGATCACTTATTATTTAACCATAAAACGAAAAAAAGAGGTATCAGTAAAACCGAACCTCTTTTTAGGGTGTTCCGACTTTTGTAGAGACCGCACGAAAGTCTCATACTTATTTATTCGTTTTCCACTACCTTTCCTTTTTTACCAATGTTGTATTTTTGTTCAAGAACCCAATCACCCTTATCCTTATAGGCAAGAACTTTAATTTGATTGAGAGGCGCAATATCAGTTACATTATCTTGTTTGACGACAGTAATAAGTCCCCAATCGGCAAGTAAGCGTACAATACGATTTCTACGCTGAACATCATTTACTGTAAGATTGGCGTGTTTACCATCTAGAGCAAATAGTTCTTTAAAGTGTACAATAAAATATCTACCTTGCTTATGAAGAATATGGCAAGATTGGTATAGTTTTTTCTCCTTTCTCGATGCAACTCCAATGCGAGTCAAGGTCTCGCGAACTTTCAGAAAATCATCAGGTTCATTAAGAATTACTTCTACCATTTGGTCCTGCGACCAGTCAACAGTAGGTTCTACCGTAGTAGTCATTTTTTTCCTCCAATATCAAGTCGTTTTTTAATAAAGTTAATTTGTTCTTTTGTCAGGATTTTCAGTGCTTGAGATGCTTTTGCATTACTATATCCATAGTATTGTTTTACACATTCCAAGTCTGTAACCTTATCCTTTTGGAGCCAGGGAGAAAATCTCTTCTTTTTCCTTAGACTATTTAGATAAAAAGAATATTGCATATCTTTGTCAAGATGGTGATGCATATTCATTTCGTTAGCGAACAAAATACAATCAATGTGCCCGGATAAGCAGCGGTTAATGATAAATGGAGGATACTCTTTAATATCTTCTGATATGTCTTCTTTTGAAAAATTAATAGAATTAAGCCAATCTTTAAGTTCGTAAGTCATCGTATAATTTGAATTTCATCTTCATCTGTCCAAAGTTCAACTTTTGTTCTGAACCTATTTTCCTCTTTTAGTTTCTCATACCTTTTAGTTGCCTTCTTCTTCCACCAAGAAATAATGTTCTCCAAATAAAACTTATCCCAATTTGGGCCAGGAATTAATTTATCGTTCTCTCCAAGTATTACTTCACGAACATTTGAATATCCATATTCTGAGATATAAAACCTTTTCTTTTGAGTGAGATTAAAGGCAGCATTAATGATGCGATTAAACTCATCAAGTTTTTGCTTATCTTGGAGTGAATTTCTAATGATAGAGATCATCTTGGTTTGTCGCTTCATCTTTTTTGATGATGCTTTATTGTCTGTCAAGGGAGTGTTGTTGTTTAAGTAGGTGAATCTATCATGCAACTTATGAAATGATTCATCATGAAGTAGTGGGAGAAACTTACTTTCAGTAAGTCCTTTATATCTCATAAAGGGTTTAAGTCCATCATATTGCGATGCATCTGTGGTTGAACCATAAAGAGAGGTTGTCTCAAAAAGAGCAATATCTTTTTCAAAGACTTCGTTAAGAGTCTCACGAGCAAAATGTGAGCAACACATCAAAGAAAGAAGTTTTCCACCAAGATAGTTGTACCCGAACGGTTGAGAAGGGACAATCACAAAACCCATCGCAGCATGGCGATTAAAAACAGAAAGATCAGGAACTTTTCCTAACCATTCATTTCTTGGTTTTGAGTTGATTGTTGGAGAACCAAAGCGAATAAATCCAAGTACTTTCTTAGTATTCCTCTCAAAAATCATCCAACGTAGTTCTCTCCCAGGAATATTCGACTCATTATTATGAGAAGATACAACCTGCAACAGACTATTGTAATAATCCTGTGGAAGTGCTTGCTGAAAGCGATCTCCAATGAACTTAATATCAAACTCCATATCTTCTGGATGAATATCTTCATTAAAGAACTCATCGTGAAGAGGAACCAATGTGCTAGTGTTTTTGATTACTTCTTTTTTTACAAAACGCAGGTAGTCCTCAATATTTCCCATCTGAGAGAAATACTTAATAAACTCATCTGCTGCCCACTGGGCATCTTGTTCGGAGATAATCATTTAAACTCACACTCACACATAAGTTCAGTTAGTGCTGCTAGGAGGTTAATTTCCTGATCAGCCACGAACGCACATTGGTATTGATACTTAGCAATAACAAGAACGGCAGCAGGGATAGATTGGGGTGAAAGGCAATCATAACAGGCGTCATACAC